TTAAGCCTTCTGTACTTACAAGTGCAAACCAAAAGCCCGATGGAGCAACGAATCTAGCAGCTCGTTTACCCTTTGGATCATTCCCCGGAACATTGAAGTATTAATTATGAATCAAGTAGAAGAAATTAGAGAACATTTTGAGAAGTGGTACCCTAAAGAAGGTTGTGGTGTACTAGCAGTAGTGAAAGGAAAGAAAAAATGGTTTCCTTGTGACAATGTAGCAGAAGATGAGAATGACTTCGTTATAGACTCAAAACAGTATATTAGTATAGGACACCGAGCAGATATTGTAGGTATTGTACACAGCCATCCCGATGGAACTACAGAGCCTAGTGAGAATGATATCAAATACTGCAATACAATAGGAATTCCTTACTATATATTTAGCTATCCTGAAATGGATATGGACATATTACAACCCATACGAGAGACCAAATCTCTATATGGTAGAGATTATGAATTTGGTGTAAATGATTGTTTCGAAGCATCTAGGGACTATTATATATCAAAAGGCCTAGACATACCTAAGCGCCCCCTGTTTGAAGATGACTGGTGGGAAAAAGATTTAGACTACTTTACCGACGAGTACATAAGTACTTGGGGTTTTGAAAAAGTAGAAGGAAATATGCAAGAAGGTGATTTAATTATTTTTACAATAACAGCACAAGTAGGTAATCATTGTGGAGTTTATTTAGGTGATGATATATTCTACCATCACGCAGAAAATAGAATATCCTGTAGGGAGAATATTTACCCCTTTTGGAAAAAGTATATAAGTGGAGTTTATCGTTATGCAACGTAGTGTATATCTACAAGGAGAATTAGGCGAAAAATTTGGTCATAAGTTTATCGTTAATACCGATAATTATGCAGATATATTTAAGTGTATAAACGCAAATAGACCAGGATGGCTACCTTACGTGCGCAAATGCCACGAAGAGGATATTGCGTTTATCGTAGAAACAGAAGATGGCGCAATTGATCAAGATGAGTTATTGACTCCTATCGCCAAGGGAGATGTAACTATCTCTTTAGTTCCGGCTGGCTCTAAAAAGGGTATTGGAAAGATAATAGTTGCTATTATTATGATTTATATTATGTATCAAACTGGGTACGTACCTGCAGACGGAGGTGGCTCCTCTTGGATGTTTGCGGCGGGCGAAGCCGGCAAGATTGGAGCATTAACGTGGAAAGGTGTCGCTGCAATTCAGTTCACCGCGAGTCTGGCTATAGCGGGTATACAGCAAATAATGGCACCAGATCCTGCCGTTGATCAAGATAACCCAAGTAACTATTTATTTTCTGGAGGAGCCAATAATTCGGTAGAGGGAGATCCTATTCCTATAATGTATGGGGAGCTACGGGTTCCTGGCAGGCCGATATCTGTAGATATAGCTCAAGGCGGTAATTCTATTCAGAGAGGCGGCACGCAAGCAATAATAAATAATACAGTAGTAGATTCAGCAAATAATACTAATATAGCAGACGTTAATACACACCAGAAATAAGGAGAACTAAGAATGCCACTTACGCAAGCAGAGAAAAACGCCCTAACCGCAGATGGCGGATATCAAACTAGTCAAAAAGATCGCCAGACGATCGCTATCACTGATATTATATCCGAAGGTCCTATTTATGGGCTTGTAGATGGTGCGGCTTCTGTCTATTTAAACGATGATAGAGTTGTACCCCTAGCTCAGGCTGCGTCCTTTTACAGCCAAAGCGCCGCAGGAGTATCTCTCGTCAACGGTTCCGCAACTGCTACAATAACTGGAGCAGGAACAACTCCTGTTATTGAGTCAGACACAGGAGACAAATATCTAATTGTAAGAGCAGGTAGAGGGCAGCACTATGTAAATGCTACTGATGGATCTGCGGGCACTGATGACTATAATATAACAGCTACTTTGACGGCTGTTGATACGGGCGGAAGCAATACGGCCTCTAGTTTTTTCGTAAGTTCTATGGTATCTTCTCCTGCGGATATGGATACTCATGTTCCTGCAAGACTAGGAATTATTAATACAGGCGGGGTAGGCGATGGAGCTTATGGAGAAGGATTTATATCCAAGCGCATCAGCGGCTCTGTTGCTGAGTACGTACCAGGTTCCGGAGCAGCAGCAGGGATATGGATTCCTGACGGATCTTACAACTTAGAAGTAGATAGAATTGTTAAAATTGCAAGCATATCAGGTGTTACAGTCACCTTAGCAGCAGTATGGCCGGGCACCACAGCGTCCTATAAGTTTGACGTAACGGGAGCTATTGTTACTAATGCAGATGTTATAACACAGACTGCTACGGCTAATTATGAAGGAGTCACTACTCAGTTTAGGGTAGGTACTCTTGCACAAACTCCTTTTTCTGGAAGAGGTGGAGAAAGTGGTGCTACTTCTATAAGTAATACACCCAGCGCGGGCGGCGTCATAGAACAGACCACACCCTATAAAACAGATGGGCAGGCAGCTAAAGTATTAACAGCCTCCGCCGCCGCAGGTTTTAATCTAACAGCCGCCCAAATTCAGGAAGTTGATGAAGCTAGAATTACTTTTGCATACGGGAGTGGACTTCACGCCATAGGAGGGCAAGGTAGTGATGAACACTCATTTGCTCTGTATAAACTAGACTTTGCGTTGAAAAGGCCTGGAGAAAGCAACTTTGAAACAGCTCAAGTTTTAAAACACCCAATGATGCATTCAGGAATGTATAAAAATGCAGTTACTTTTGTAGAAACAATAGATTTGGCACAATATCGTCCTTTTTCAGACTTTCAAGTAACCATATCAAGAATCACTAATCATGAAGGTCCTGGATACAAAAAAATAGTAAACGGTGTACCTGAAACTTTCCATGATTGGTCGAATGTTACTCAGTCATCAATAACTAACACTACGTGTGTTATTAAAGATATATTAACTCATCCGTATTCGGCCCTTGCCAGAGTAACTTTTGACACTAAGAAATTTCAGGGTATGCCCACTAGGTCCTACCACATTAGAGGGCTGAAAGTAAAAGTACCTTCTAACTATGTGACAAGAGAGCAAGATAGTAATGGCATAGCTAACTATATGCGTAATCCTGCAACTGGTCTGATAGCTGCTACTTATCAAGACTGGGACGGGGGGTTTGCGTTACATGATACCTATACAAATAACCCTGCTTGGGTGTTTTATGATGTACTTACAAACAACCGCTATGGTCTTGGGGACTTTTTAAAAGCTACTGATATTGATAAATATGCTTTATACAGAATTGCAAGATATTGTGATGAGCTTGTAGACGATGGAAAAGAAGGTCTGGAGCCTCGCTTTACAGCTAATCTATTTTTTGCTAAAGCAGCAGATGCATACAAAGTACTGAAGGATATAGCAACTGTATTTCGTAGTATGCTGTATTTTATTGATGGACAAGTCTTCCCTGTTATAGACGCCCCGAGTGGTCCAGTATATAACTTTACTAAAGGTAATGTTATAGGAGGTTTCTCCTACGAAGGTACGGGTAGTAAAACAAGAATTAACCAATGTATTGTTACTTGGATTGATCCTGATGCAAACTATAAAGCCTCTCCTCTCATTGTAGAAGACAGACTAAATATTGCTAAAACAGGAGTAATAATTTCTCAAGATGCTATGGCAATGGGAGCTACTTCTGAAGGACAGGCTTTACGCTATGGCAGGTGGAAACTATGGACAGCGGCTAATCAGAGAGAGATTGTCAGCTTTTCTACTTCTTTAAATGCTTCGTTTATTCTTCCGGGAGATATTGTAAATGTACAGGATGCGGATAGGTATGCAGTTCGTATAAGTGGCCGTATTTCAAATACAGGAACAGACCGTAGTACTACATCAATTCCTTTGGATAGTACTACCTCTCTGATTGCAAATAGTGACTACGATTTATCTGTTATATTTGTTGAACCAGGCGCCTTTGCAACCGAGACTGTAAGTATTACTGATAATGCAGGGACTCCTGTTACAACAACCTATAATAAAGGTGATCTTATAAAGAAGGCTTGGATTGATGATAACGGTAATGGAACATATACTTACCAACTTATTGATACAGAAACAAAAGCCATAAATGCAAAAGCTACTGCTACAAATACAGAAGCCTTAGTACTGAGCTGGGCAAATACTACTCGTGTAGAGACCCAGCCAGTATCGACTAGTGCAGGAGCTGTTGACACACTAACAGTATCTACTGCTTTTTCTGCAGTTCCTGCCGCAGAGTCTATTTGGGTACTTACAGAAAAGATAAATACAATAAACGTTCTAGGCTCTGCAAAACAATATAAAATATTGAGCATATCACAGGGTGCTAAAAATGAATTTTCTATGACGGGTGTTGAGCACTATGACGAGAAATTTGCAGCGGTAGATGAAGACTTCACTACTTATATCGCAGACAGTATCTACCCTGCTGTAAGACATAATGATGTAGTACCACCAGTACTTGATGTATTCGGTGAAAGTATGATGAACGCTAATCTAATAGGCGAAGAGCTGACTATACAATGGACTCCTCCTACTAATGTTGGAGACGTAGCAGGTATTTATGAGCATTTGTCTGGATATGAAATAACGCATACTTTTCCGAACATAGAGAGCCCTGTATTCATTGATGATAAGTCTCAAACTAATTGGAAGATTGAAGGAATTATGGATGGTACATATGAAGTAGCAGTAAGAGCAGTTAATGTACTTCAAAACGTATCAGCTCCTACAACAGCAAGTATCACTGTAAGTGATAGATACCGCGAAAACGTACCTCGTATGCCAGAAGGCGTACCCTATGGGGGAACTACAAGTGTAGGTTTCGGACTATTATCTTC